CGTCCGTGGTGTGATCCCACTCCAGAAGGACGTAATTGAAGCCCCACACAGCCCAATCAATGCGCTCGATCGTGGTATAAGTGGCGGTTTGTCCCGCCGCATTGAGCAGCGTCGAGATATCGACCTTGGTAACGTCGCTCTCCCCCGTTCCGTCCGAACGGTTCTGCAGCACGACGGTATAGTGCCCCGTCGCATTGCGAATGACCTTGGTGTCAACTGTATCGGCCATGTAGCCGCCTCCTAAATGGTCGCGTTGACCTGATCGATTTGCAGGTGAATGCGCGGGACATCCGCGCCGTTTACAACTTCGTGGGTTCGGTCGTAGCGAACCTCGTAGAGAAAACCCGCCTCCAGATGAACGCTCACACCATCGTCCGGCCAGCGCATGACGACATCGGGATGCGTCACCAAAGGCACCTGGAAGCGCCGCCAATCGGCTTCAGCGGGCATCCAGTCGTCAACATGCGGCGGGATGTTCTGCCGCGGGGCCAGCCTGCGCAGCACAGCCCTTGCCAGAGTCCCGCCGAGGTCTAGCCCGTCGATAAGAGCGATGATCTCTCGCGGCATGGACTTCTTGATAACCACGTCGCAGGGGTATTTCCCGGTCTGCCCGGCGCGTATCCATTGGAGCCCGCCGAGCGAACCGAGAACAGGCGTGAGGTCCACCGCCTTGATGCGGCGATAGACCTCGTTTTCGGCTAGTTGCAAGTCTTACAGGTCCACGTCGATCGCCGGCAGGACGAAGCCGGACAGCGAACCAGTCGAGACGCTGAGGTTGTTGAACAGGCGGAAGCCCATGCCCGTGAGACCGTTGTCGTGCGCGCCGGTCACGTCAGCGTGGCCCATCAGGTTGTTCTCGGCGATGCCGGTCGAAGCCGTCGAGTCCGAGTCAATGAAGATGTTGCCCGAGGTCGCCTTGTTCGAGGTCTTGTTGAACCCGATATAGGCGTTCGTCAGGTTCTTGCCGGTCGCGCCAGCAATAGCAACACCAGCCGCCGTGCCCTCGTTGATGATGATGTTGTCCTTGAACACCAGCCCGCTGATGTGCGCGTTGAACTCCAGGAACTCCAGGATCGCCGTCGAGGTGCCATAGGCGCGGCAGGCTTCAACCCAAAGGCCGTCAGCCTCGTTGTCGGTCGTGCCGGTCGCTTTGACCACGGTCAGGATTTCGTTGGTCGCGCCGGCATCGAGCACGGTCACAGCGCTGATGGTGGCGTTCGCCGCGGTCACCTGGATGGCGCGAACCACGTCAGACGTGCCGGGAACGAAGCGAACATTGACCAGCGAGCAGTTCGCTGCCGAAATGTTCACGTCGGAGGTGGTGGCCGAAAGCGTGAAGGTAGGCTTCAGCGTGCCAGAGCCGAGACCGACCACGGCAACACCCGCAACGTCGATGTCAAAGCCGTCAGCCGCCGCGAAGGTTTCAGCGTGACCCGGCTTGACCATGACCACATCGCCGCGGTTGGCGACGCATTGGCTAACCGCATAGTCAACCGTGGCAAACGGGGAATCAAAGGTGCCCTTGTTGTTGTTCGATCCGCCACGCTGGCCGGTCAGAAGTGCGGTGCCATTGTAGACCCAGAAAACCTTGCCGGGATGGCAAAGGGTAAGAGGCATGCCACGAATGACCACGCCGTGCGTGAAGCCGTTCGGGTAGTTGGAAAGCATAGAGGCGGACATAGATTATCTCCCAATCGACCCGCGAGGGCCTTGGTGAAAGGATTCCGATGGTGAGAAGGAAGAGGCGGGCCGAAGCCCGCCCCAGGTAGTCTTAGGCGCCGAGCGAGCCGTACAGGCCGCGCGGATCGGTCCAGCCCACGCTAAAGCGCATGGTGGCCTTTGCCTTCGCGTTCGCCGTGTCGAAGTCGTTGTCCTGCTGGAAGGACAGCGCGCGACGCTCGAACATCGTCATGCCGTTCGGCGCGTCGGTCTTCAGGAACCACGCATCCGTGTCCGTCAGGTAGTGGTTGACCGTGAAGTCAAACATTCCCTTCAGCGCGTTGATGTCGTTGTTCGCCGTGCCCGACTGATAGTCCGACTTCAGAATGCGCTTCGCGTCAAACATCAGGTTGATCGGGATAATCAACTTGGTCGGACGGATCGCGATCTGAAGGCCGCGGTCGTTGGTGGCCTGACCGATCTGAATGCACATATCCTCCAGAGCAGCTTCCGAGAGGTCGGCTGCAGTGGAAAGCTTGTTGCTCCAGTTGCCGTTGGTCGAGGTGTGCGACGTGGACAACAGGGTCACGCCGTCGCCGCCGTTGTAGCCGGAGGTTTCAGCGCGGTTGAGCACGTTCGCCGAGACGATTTCCTTGGTCTGGCGCATGGAGAACGCCAGGCGCTTGATGCGCTTGCGGGAAACGATCTCGTACTGGTTGTCCTCCAGCTCTTCCTCGGTCACGACATAGCCAAGGCCGTACACCACATGGGTATACCGCTTGGTGAAGCCCTGACTTTCGGAATCGTAGGAGATCGCGCCGCCTTCGGTCTTGGTCGGAGCCAGGCCGAAACCGGACAGCGCCGTGTCTTCCTCGTAGTTCTTGGAAGACTTCTCGACGTTGAAGATCTCGCGGAACTCCTCGGGGTTCTCCCGATAGGAAGCGCCGAAGAAGGCGTGCATCCCAGGCCATAGGGCCTTCGGATGATTGCCAGTGGTGATAACGCCTGCCATTGTTCGGTTCCTCCTTAAACAGCAGTGCTGCGACCAGCGTCATCGACGTTGGCGAGCATGTGGTTGTTAATGAGGACTTCAACGACGGCGTAGGCGCCGATCTCGTTTTTCGGGCCCTTGCCGAAACCGAGGATCTTGACCTGGTTCGACGGGTCGTTAGCCGGCGTGTCGGACGTGTCAAGCGTCCAGTCCGAGCGCAGCGTGGCAGTGGTCGCGACCTTCAAGCAGGCATGAAGCCCGACATCGGTTGCAGCCAGAGCCGTGCCGCCCGCGTCGGCCTGCACCTCAAACACGAGGTCCGGACCACGAGCAACCGCGATGATGCGGTCGGTCGAGGTCTCGCGATAGATCAGCGAGTCGCGCGTCACGGGAAGAACTGCAACGCAAACGCCCGTGATGGGGTCGCCGTCGCCGTCGAGCGCGATCGTGCAGGTCGGAAGAGTGCCGGGGGCATAGCCCTGGAACTCAGAGGTGTTGGCAGAACCCGCTTCCACAACCGGATCACCGGGGCGAATGACGCCCGTCGCACCAGTTGCGAAGTAGTATTCCACCGCACCATTATAGGGGCGACCGTCCAGATAGCGGACAGGACGCAACCCAAAGGGAGCGTTAATATTAGCCAAGATTTTAACTCCTATCAGGAGATGAGGGTGAAAAGGCTCCGTATCTCGCGACCAATTGCGCATTCCGCGCAGCTATGGCCTCATCGAGAGAGACAAAGCTTTCTCGATACGTTGCCCGTTTATTTTGGAAGAACCTGACGACATATCGTTGCTTGTGCTTCACGATATTCCGCAAGCCCAACCGCGATCGCTGACGAGCGCCTCTATTCCCGAGACTTTGACTTGTGTCCGCGGTCCTAAGATTTGCAATTGCGTCGTTTGACCGGTTTCTGTCTCTGTGATCGATAATTTGAACAGGCCACTCGCCATAGACGTAAAGCCACGCAAGCCTTGACGCCAAATATGCTTTGTAGCCAATTCTTATCCGGCGTCGTCCATCTGGGCGCATAGAGCCGGCTACTTCGCCTTTGTGAAGGCGGGGACTGGTCGGGTTCTTCCATCGGAAGACCCCCGTCTCTGCGTCATAATCAAGGACAGACCTTAATGTTGCCGCATCCAGTTTCTGATCGTCTTTCACGGTTTGTGCCTAACGCCCGATGGTGTTTTTCCCATTGGGGACGTAGGCTTCCGATCCAGAAATTCCTTCGGCACTCGGAGCCGGGCCGGCGCGTAGAGCCTTCTCTAGCTCATCCACGGGCTTCTGCTTCTCTCGCCGATCAGCCTCAAAGTAGTCCTTCCGCTTCCTCAGAAGCACGGCATTGTCGCCGCTGGACTTGTCAACGGACCTCTTCATCACGCTGCCCTCAGCGGCAGCCGTAAGCTGATCGGGCCGGTCCGTTGAAACAACGTCCCAATCATCTTGTACCGTAAGCTGGTGAATGCGGCCGGGCTTGTCGTTGGCCCAGCGGTATTCAAAATTCGGGTCTTTCATGTCCTCGGGGACATGGAGCTTGAGGCCGGCCACGGCCCCGCTATCAGCGCGACGACGACGCTGAACCTGTACTTCCTCGGTGCGGGCAGGACGGCTCATTTGTCATCTCCAAAATAGTCGTTGGCGTAGCGTTCGCGCGCCTTGCTGATATCCTTTACGGGGTCTTCTCCCTTTTCGAGGAAAAGCCCGTCTTCCTTGATGAACTTGTCGGCTTGCGCCTTGGCATCAGCCGGCAGCTTGGACCATTTTGACCCGCTACCTCCGCCAGGAGTGCGAGAGCCGCCCTCCACGCGAGAGCCTCGCGTCGGCTTCTCATCGTCCTCTTGTTCATCCTCGGTTTCGTCCTTGCCGAACTTCTCGGGGAAGCGCTTGGCAACGCCCTTGCGGACCTCTGCAAGCCTCTCCTTGGTCGTCATACCCGGCTTGTCCTTGGTCAGCTTGCCGTCGAGGAAGTTTGCAAGGATTTGCATCTCCTCATCGGCGCTGTACCAGGAGTTTTCAGCCAGCCATTCGGCGATGTCCTCCTGAACTTGCTTCGGAAGCGCGCCGTTGACATCCTTTTTGGCTTCTTCGGTCTTGGCCGCCTTGACTTCGTCAGCCTCCTCCACCTTTTCGTCAAATTCCTTGAGGTCTTTGCGCTCGGCCTCACGGAGTTTGCGAACCTGGTCCTTGTCGCCGACTTCGGTTGCCGCATCGATAGCGGCAGAATACTTGTCTTCGAGCTGGGTTCGCTGGCGATCCAGCGCCACCTTGGACATTTGCGCCATCTTGGCGACGGTCTTGGAGGTTTCCTCCTTGAACGTCTTCAGATCGGCCCTTGCCTCGGCAAGTTCGTCCTTCAGCTTCTTGTTTTCGGCGCGCATGATCGGAATGACCGTTTCCGCGCGCTCCAGGTATTCCTTGGCCTTGACGAAGCCATTCTTGGGGGGGTTGCCCTTCCATTCCTTCGGGGATTTCCAGCCAATGGCCTTGGCTTTTTCCATCTCCTCCGGGGCGGAGTCGTCTACGAACTGCTCTAGCGGGGATTCAAGCTCGGTGTCGGTGTCGCTCATGCCAGCACCGCACTGATGTCTTTATCGTTAATGATGCGGTAGCTTTCGCCGTCATTACCCTTGACGGCAGCGCCGGCATACTTGGCAAACAGAACCTTGTCGCCCGGCTTGGGCTTCTCGGCGTCGCCCCATTCCGCACTGTCGGCATAGGTGAAAGCCAGCGGGGATACGGCGATTAGAACCCCCTGCATCTGGGCGAACTGATCGCGCTCTTTCGTTTCGTCAGGCAGGATGATCCCGCCCTTCGTCTTGTCCTCAACCTTGATTGGCCGGACCAGCGCCTTGTACTCCGTCGGATAGATTCCGCTCGCGTTCGTCATCAATGTCGCTCCATTCGATTTCACTCAGGTCTTTCGCGGCTTCAGCCCGCGCTTTAAGGTCAATAAGCACCTGGGGATCACACCTTCCGGCGCCCCATGACTCATCGATCCATTTCTGCTTATTCAGTTCAGCCAGTTCGCCAACGCGCTTGAGGACGTGTTCTGTGACTGGATGGGCCAGCCATTCCTCAAAGTCTTCGCGGTCGATCATGCCGCGGCTTTCTTCTCTGCCTTCTCAACCTTCGCCTGCTCGCGATCCTTGTCGCGGTGGGCGTCTTCCATGTCCTGTCGCTGCGCTTCCATCATCCGGTCAGCGGGCGCTAGCTGCGTTTCCATCATCGTCTTTTGCGCGTCAGATAGCGTCTTCGTCACCTCAGCGTCAGCCGAGCGCGGCAATAGCGCGGTTTCAGCAGCCAGCTTGTCAGCCGCTGCGGCCTTCTGTTGTGCCCCGGCCATGTTGTTGGCGGTCTTGCTCTGAAGCTCTTCCATCTGAAGCTGCTCAGCCGGGCTCGGGCCTTGCTGCTTGACGATCAGCTTCTCGGGCTCTTCCGTACCTGCCGCCTCATAAACCCGCCTGAGCGCTTCCTGCGGGTTCTGGATGGCCCCGAATACCGGATGCTCCTGGATCTGCATCAGCAACTGCGCATGCGTCATGCGCTGCATGTCCGTGACCATCTTCGGGTCAGCCACGGGGCAGATATCCATCGAGGCCAGGTCATAGTCGGACTTCTCGACTACTTCCTGTTCGTCGTTGAAGGTATAATATGCCTTCTCGTCAATGTGGCGGGCGTTCAACTCAAACAGCAGCTTGAACTCGTCCTTCAGCGCCCGGTAAATCCGCTTGTAGATCGCCGTAAAGACCTTCAGGCCCTGCTCGATCATCGCAAGCGTGGTGGTCGCTGTCTGCGTCTGCCCGTTCGTGTCGCCCGTTAGGATGTCCTTGACGGCCGTAATGTCCTTGGCCGCATCGACCATCATTCCCAAGAGGTTGAACAGGACCGGACTCGGCCCCTGGAACTGATGCGGTAGCACTTGATCCTTGAGCGTGCCAGTCACCTCGATCTGGTCGTACTTACCGGGAGAAACCCTGATCGTGCCGCCCCTCTTCAGGCGGATCCCCGTCCCAATGAACCCGCCCCCCGCGTTCTGCAGGTGGCCGGCGTCCAACATCTGGTTGATCGTGGTGTCGATCGTCTCGCCCAGGCTCTCAAGAAGCTGGCCGAACCCGATGTCGTAGAACCCGCCCTGAGGGTCGGGAATGAACGAGTATTTAACGAAATACTGCTCTTTCGGAATGAAAATGATGCGCTTGCCGTTGTCCTTGACCGCATCCATGCGGAAGTTGGCAACGATCCGCACCACACAGCACGATTCCTTGTGAACCGTGACGATGTAGGGCTCTTTGTAGCCGTCCTCGTCCAGGTCAAGGAAGCAATGCTGCTCAAGGAAGAGGTGCGGCGCGTCTTCGTCGCTGTCCCCGTCCGAGCCGCAAGGCAGTTCGATATCCAGCCAGACGCCCGAAAGCTTCCGCTCCTCGATGTCCTGAGGGTAGATGTAAATCTCATGCGTGACAGCCGGCGCCTCGTCCAGTGACCGGCACTTGTTGTTCACAACGAGGTGCTTCGCAGGCACCATCTCCGACTTGTTCCGCCCCAATGTCTCCGAGCGGTAGACCTTGCGGAACGCACAGCCAACGATTGGAAGATGATGCAGCAGAACGTCGGTATCTTCCTCCCATTCCTCCATTTCGTTGAGGAGCTGGTAGGACATATGCTTTGATACGCGATCGGCCTTGGCGCGCTTTTCGCCCGGTTTCTTGATCCACAGCGGCTCTCCGCTTAGCGGGTCAACCTTGGCGTCTCCGTTGTCATCCTTAATCGGAACGCCCGAGTCATTGCCGACAACCTGGCCCTTGACGATGCGCAAACCATCCACAATCGCAGGATAGGCCCTCGCCCCGAACTGAAGCGCCGCAACAGTTACCAACGGATATTTGATGTTCGCCGCGTTCTCAAAGGGGTAGTTCTTTGGCTTCCTGACCTGCAGCGCGATGTCCATCGCCCGCTTGGTGGCTTCTTCCCACTCCGATCGGGACTTCTTGTCGATCTCGTACTTGCGGTCTACGTCGCCGGCTATCTTGGCAAGCTTTTCCTCGTCCAGATCCTCAGCAATGTTCTGCGAGGACTCATACGCGACGAGCTTTGCGAGGGTCTTTTCGAGGGCCGGGGCTTTCTTGCGCTCGGTCTTCTGATAGGTGGCCATCAGTATCCCGTTACTGAGGACCGGCCACGGTCGCGCATGTCGTCTTCGTCATCCTCGTCATAGTCCTCAGGTGTTTCATAGGCGACGCACATCAGCCCAAAGGCATCGGCGCCATGTGACGACCAGTCATGCTCGGGCCCAAGCCCGACATTGCGCTCGTCGTCCGATTTCTTCTCGTGATACCAGCCCAGAGCATCCCTGCCCGGTTCGGTCGTGTCCTTGTTGAACCAGATGGACGGAAACAGCCGTCTGGCGGCCTCAACCCGCATCTTGGCCGCGCCCTTGCCCTGATTGGGGATAACCCGCACATCAAAGCCGGCCGACTTCAGCGCCCCCTCGTAAGAGGCATCAAATACCTTGTCCTGGTGCGAGCCGTCATGCGGGAGGATGCAATAGGCTTTCCCGTAGCCCTTTTCCCTCAACCACTGCACATGCGTCGCGAGCGGCTGGCCAACCGCCTCATAATAGTCCAGCACCCGGATCTCGCGCCCGACGAACTGGGCAATCCAGATGGCGCAGGCATCGGCCTTGGCACCCGTTCCGCCGATATCCCAGATGGCCCGAACGGTCATCAATGGGTCAGCCGATACGTTGCCGATCCTGCCCTTAGCGCGGGCCTCTGAGAGGCTTTTCGCGAAGTAGGCTCCTTCGACCACGGTCACGAAATCACCCTCCCATACGTGGTCGTATTGGTCCGGGCGCTTCTCCTGGTCATGAAGCCTTTTGATATTCAGCTTGGAGGGAAACCACGGATTGTCCCGCCAGTTCATCTCGACAATCTTGGACATCGGCGGCGGGTCAGCGCGAAACCGCATGTGCGTCGCGCTCTTCTTCCGTGCCGGGTTCCAGGTAACCCAGATTTCCGACTCTTCTTCACGAACGGTCGGGTCAACAATCATCCATGCGTCTTCCGATACCTGCTCGGCCTCGTCCACCCAGAGGATCAATATCCTCGATTTGGACTTCAGGCTCATCAGGCTTCGACGCAGGCCGATGAATGCGAACTCTACCCGGCCATCCTTGGTCCGTATGTAGCTCTCGCCTACATCGTACTTGGCGGCTAACCAAGGCTCCTCGGCAATCGCAGTCTTGACCTCGGCAAAGGAGCTGTCCGCCAACGAGTTCATGAACTCACGGCCGCAGACCACAACGCCGTGAACTCCCGCATCCCCGAACATGGCGCCTCGAACGGCCGCCATCTTGGCGAAGGTCCTGGTCTTGGCCGAGCCGCGCCCCCCGTAGGAGCCGCGATACATCGCCTCGCCGGTAAAGACCTCTACTAGCTTATCGGGTATCCTGATCTGTAGGGCGGACACCGACCAGCTCAATCCTCTGAATCACCTTAACCGGGTTTTCTTCGTCACCACTGATTTGCGTCGCCGCTAGGTCTGGCATGCACTTCTTCAGCAAACCCAAGCCAGCCGTAACCTGCGTGGCGCTCATCTCGCGCTCTCCGCATGCGTGCTCAATCAACGCGTTGAGAATATTTGAATTTTGTATTTTAACCCGGTGCTCTTCAGACATCCGAAATCCGGGTTGCCTTCCTCTGGTCGCTGCCATCTCATCTATTTCAAATCTGGTCCGAATTTCTGCTTCTGGTAGATCGCGGTCGGCTCTTCAGGCGAGCCATAGACCATCTCGAAGAACTCGCTTGCCGGCCGGTCAACAGCATGGAAACTCGGCTGTACCTTTGGCATCTCAGCCTCTTTGGCAAACCCGCGCCATTCGTGGGCAGTGCCTGCGTAAGGCCAGTCGGGATGCGCAAGGGATTTCACGGCTTGTATCCCCACATCCCGGCGTACCCGTAGGGTTGGGCATCTTCCGAATTCTGCTCTTGGCCAGTTACCGGCGCGCTGGTGCCTGTGAGGGCCTGGTCGCGCTCTGCCTGCAGTTCCTTCATGCGCTGGGCAATCGCCTGGGTATCGTCCGCTGCGTAGCTCATGCGGCTAACCTTGCTCTGTACCGCTTGACGATGGCAAAGGGTCAAGCGAAGGACCGCCATTCGACATCATGTTAAGAGCGTCCTCGATAGCCTGCAGTTCGGAGGTGGCTTCAGCCAAGATAGCCTTGTGAGGCGCGAAAGCACTGGCCGTCTTCGCCTTCAAAACGTCTTCTTGGGCGATAAGCGAATCGGCCTCGGCCTCCATGTGCGAGGCAACACGAGGTGCCACTCCCCTGGCCTGGAGAAACTTGCCCTTCAGTCTGTCAAGCGGTGTGGTCATTGGGTTCCCAATGGGCTGGATGATGCCTGCACCAATTCTAGCCTCGCTCATGTGAAATGCCTCATCGATCTCATAGCGGGCGCGGTTTATCTCGTCTTCAAGGCGAAAGAGGAATTGTTGGTCAAGCAGAGTCTGTGTCCGGCGCTTCGAACTTCATGCCGTCCGGTATCTGGCTCATGATCTCTGCCGCTTCCTTCTCCAGGGCTTGGCGCATGCGCTCTAGGTCCTTCTTGGATTGGAAGTCTCGGATTTGATAAACTTGTGCAGTCATTGTTTCTCCCGGCGGATCGCGACTTCCGCATCCTATGACCGAGTCGCGCGCAACGGCCGCGTATAGCTTTTTACGCCACGGGAATGTGTTTCGGGCGGCAGCAGGCAGGGGAATGCTCGCTCTCGGCTTTAAGTAGCCGCCAGGGGAGGGGTAAGCGAGTGATGCAGCAGCGCCGCCCGAACGCAAAACGCCCACCAACGGATTTCTCCGCGGTGGGCGCAAGTCTTGATCGTGGATATGCACTGCCATATCTCGTTAAATCTAGCAAGAGCATTTTGTACCAAATCGCATCTAATCACGCGGTTGTGAATCATGCCGTCCCCCAATGCGTTGCTAATTGAGCCGCGGCCTTCCTGACCGCCGACCTAAACCGATATGGGCTAAGCCCGCTCGCAATCCCTCGATCCCATTCATAGCAGACGAAGTTATCCAGCAGGATCGATGCTTGGTGCCCGATGACCTTGACTGCCTTCCGCACCATTTGGCGATGCGTCACCTGCGCTTCGCTCTTCGCCATGCCTGAAAAGTTCGAAGGGTCAGCCGCGAAAATCCGATTAGGGTCCACAGAACCACAGCTCGCCTCCAACCCCGCATGATACCAGTGGTGCCGATACTTCAGCAGCGCCACATGCTCGGCCGTGAGCTGCTTGCGCTCGTTGTCGGATTTGTCTGACGCCGCCAAGCGCTTGTAGAGGCGCGAGAGTGGCGTATCGGTGAAGTGGTAGATCCGGGTGGTTCTCTCGTCCCCGCCCACCACGAAGTCTCCAGCGGCCTTTTCGACGCGCTCCTTGGTGGGCCCACGGAAGTCGCCTCGCGCCGTCTCTTCACGTTCCTTGTCGCGGTCGATGATTGGTGTCGTGTGCGTCATTTGCTGCCCCCGTGATGCTAGTAGTTTGGATAATCCGCTGAGACGTACTTCCCGATCTCTGGCTTGAAATCCAAGTCCAGCACGCAGGGATAACCCAACTCCTCAAACCTAGTCTTACGCTGGTGAAGCTCTGCTTTGGTCAATCTGGTCCCGCCGTCGAACATCTTCGGCCGGTGAACAACAAAACCCTGATCGACCATGTTTTCCCAATTCTTCGAGCCCGAGATGTCCTCCAATCCTGGCGCCTGCCCCCGCCGTCCGCCGTCCATCTTCGCCGGGTGAGCCAGGATCTGGACGTGACAGTTCATATCGTGCGCAAAGGCGTGGATTTCACGCAGACACATTCCGATGTAGTCGGTTTCGCTTTGATCCCTGCCCCGCGCGGCCTCCAACCGATTCCACGGGTCAACCTGGATGATGCGCGCCCCATGCCTGACGACAGCGACCTCTGCCATATCCAGAAACCATTTCAGCGACGGCCGGCCCTCGGGATGCACCATGAACAGGTAGCGGTCCTCGATGAACTTGTCCGCCCGGTACTTCTCCTCCTCGTCCATGTTCTTTTCGAGCTTCCCGATCAGAAGCGTTCGCAGATATCGCTGAATGTGAGGCTTGGCCCTCGTCTCAAAGGAAGCAATCGCGATCGGGATGCAGTACATCCGAACGATGTTGAACCAGATTTGAGTCCATAGCTGCGTCTTGCCGTGCCCCGGATGGCCCGTCACCACGCTCATGGTCCGAGGCGCCAGCCTGATCTTGCTTTCCCATTCCGGGAAGCCTGGATTCCACAGCGTCAATGCCGGCGGCTCTGGCAATTCGGAAAGCTTGAACAGCCCATCGATCGGCCATTGCAACGCCCCCTCCGTCACCAGTTCGCGAAGAAACTCGGGGCCGTCGTGCCTCAGAACGTCGTTTGCGTCCTTGCACCCTTCCGGGAAGTCCACGAACCAGAACCGCGCCATGCCCAGGATCTTCGCCATATCAAAGCGAAGCGAGCGGCCCGGCCCGTCCATGTCGCCGCACCACACGAATTTCTTGACCTTGGAAAGCCCAGCAGCGAGCGCGTCCTTGACGTAGGCGCAACCCCTAGCCTCCCGATCCGGCTCGTCCGTGGGCTTCTCTACGGCACCATTGGGCACGCTGAGAACCTGCGAAACGGGAATCCCCGCTTCGACCAAAGCGCAGGCATCCAGTTCGCCTTCCGTGATGAACACGGTTGATGGCGCCGCCTTCAGGACCGCTTCAAGATTCCAGAATGAAAGCTTGAAACCCTTGCCGGCAATGAACGCCTTGTCGGGCACTGCCCGCGCCTTCCAGCCCTCGGCATACCGGAAGAACACGCCCTCCGACTTGCGGTTGAGTTCAGGAAAGAACGCCATACCGGAGGCGACGCCCAGCCGTTCCAAGGTCTTGGGCGACAGGCCGCGCGCTGCGGCGAAGATCGTTGCGGCCGTGCTCAGACCCTCCTGCCGTCCAGCCACAGTGCCAGCAATGGGCTGCGAAACCGTCATGATCGATCCTCAACGACAGACATCGATCTGTCTTTTTCCGCCGGAGATGTGAGCACTGAGGGCATGTGGTTTTCTGTTCTCCGGTTGCGTTTTTGTAGCGGATGCCAAGCTTTTGCAGGTCTAGAAAGACCGATCCGGCCGAGCGTTCGCCTGCTTGATTTTCTCGCCCCATGTGTCGTTCTCCCTTTTCAGCCAGTTCGATACTGGGAAGAACCACTTCCCGTCCTTTGGCGGGCTTTGCGTGTAGTAGTCGTCCGCCGATTGAAGAACCGCCAGAATGTCGGGGATGGACCGATAGGTTTCCTTCCATCGGTTCAGGTCGGATTGCTCAAGCCGAATGGTTCGCCCCTCGAAGGCATAGCGCCGCATAGGAACAACCTTGTCCGGCGGCGCGTCAGCGCCCCTACTTTCTGTATCTGTATTCTGTTTCTGTATCTGTTCTGTATCTGGGGGCGTTACTGTAACGGCCGATGTAACGTTACATTTCCGTTGCCTGTAACGTTTCACTCGCTCGTTTGAGTCGTCACTCTTGAATTGCCGGCCACGCCAATTGTGCGGCTCGTAGTGCCCATCGATCTCATCGATCAAATCGCCCGCGGACAATTCTTTTATCCAGGCGGAAACCTTTGCCGGTTTTGTGCGTAGAGCCGCCGCCATGTCTTCCACAGGGGGAAGGATGCCGTCGTTCTTCGATGCGAAGCAAAGCAAGATCGTCCATGCGCGGTATAGGCTATCCGAAAGCCTCAACAGCTTTGGATCGTTCAAGGACTCCTCGTAGAAGCGGAACCACCTGCTCATGCGGCGTCTCCGAGATAGTAGCGCACAGCCTCCGCGATCAGCGTCTCGGGGCTAATATCGGTTTGGCCGGCCTCCCGGCGCAAAGCTTCCGCCAGCGAGTGGTGGAGCGACACTGAGAAGGTTTCAGGCTTCAGGCGGTCAACTATGCGGGCTGTGATGCTGCCCAGCGATTGCCAATTGTCGGTCACGCGGCCTCCGCGTTATCCTTGGTTTCGGTAACGCGGTTTGATACTGGATGGATGGAAAGCATGGCGCCGTGCTGACACGGGCCCCACGCCCAGGAGCCGCCCTCGGCCAGTTTGTCGTTCTCGATCAAGCCGACCTTCTGGGCGAAGTCCAAGGCGTACTTCATGCGGTTGTCGCCGTCGGCGTTGCCGTGGCGCATGGTCTCGTTCAGCACCAAATGGTAGGTGAATGGCCCTGTGACAAAGCCCGTTATCCGCTTCTGTGCCAGATACATCATGCCGGCGTCAGCGAAGAACTTCTGCTTTTCCCGGCTAGAATAAACGAAGGGCTTGCCATTGACTTTGTTGCGGCCGACGCGCGTTGCGGCGTTGACCGATGGCGGCATAGGGAGGTGAAGGACCACAGTCATTCCGGCGCCCTCGCAAGTGAGGGGACGCGCTGAAGCTGCGCCATGCGGCGATCGAGATAGGAGGGTTCCTTGACACCCTCCAACGCAGAGAACCCGCGCGGCGGGTCTCCGAAGAATGCGCCGGTCAGGTCGCGGGGGCCCGCCGCAAATCTTTCTTCACGGTTCACCAGAACGTCTACCGGGACCCGGCTGGCAAAAAGGCTGATGCCGTTGCCGTACTGATTGCGCAGCTTCCGCTTCAGATTTAGTTCTTTAAGCCGTTTGGCCTTGGCCTCTCCCGTTTGGTTGATCCAGCGCCAACGTTCCCTGACGCTTGGCTTGGTTCTTCCCAGGCGTTCCATGATGGCCGGCAGACCGCATCCAGCGGCGACCATCTCGCGCAGAATAGCTGTCTCTTCCTCACTCCATACTTTTCCTCTAGGCATTCCTACCCCCTATCATGAACCCGCAAATATGATGCTGGCGGGTCCGCCACTTAAAGCGGCGGATCAGCTTCGTGAATGTGAGTTGAGGCGGTGTGCGTCACTTCACCCTCCCCTTAGCCAGCGCACGAACCGGGTAAGGCTGGCCTGAATAGAAATCCTCGTCTTGTAGAAGCATGGCAGCCGAATGCGGCGCCTCGTTCGCATCATCAAGCAACTCCCGCAGTTTGCGGCGGTGCTTGCGCTCGGCGGCAGCAAGGTCGATCGCCTGCATCCATGCCTTGAGCTTCAGCCACCAGCGCGGCGTGTTGTCGGTCATGACGGCAGCAAGGAAATCCCTGCCCCATTCCGACTGGATCAGAGAAGCCAACGCGTCACCTGGAATAACAACGCGTTCGGAAAGCCAACGTTCGCAGGCGCGCACGGAATATCCCGTGATGTCAGCAAGATGATGCGCTGTCTTCACAGGGAAAACGCCACGCGATGCGCGCATGACATCGGCATTCAGCCGACTCCCGCGACGGATCGTACCGACGTTTGAGTCGGTGCCGGTTTTTGCGCAATTCGCCGTTCTGGCTACTGTTGCCTTCATCGAACTTACTCCTACTGGGACTGGGGATGGATACTTTGGCGTTCAGATCAATTGGCTTTGAGGCGCGCCTGATACTCAACAGGCTCCGGTGCATAAGCCGCATAACCGAGACAGACACCGCCAATGAAGGCGATCGGAAACAAGACAACGAGAGCGAAGAGAAAGGCCGACCCGATCTCGAACGGGTTGACAGAAGGACGAACTGAATCGGCGCGCGTTTTGTACGCGCCGTTGTGGAGGCCGCTCGGTTGGTCAAGCCCCCCGACAACCGAGCGGCCGGTCACACCAAAGTTCCGGCTCATTGCCCGCCCCAGCGAATGACAGAGCCGAAGAAAATCCCGAGCGGTAACGCGATAGCGGTCCAGACAAGAAGAAAGACAGTGATTGTCGTCATGCGATGCCCCTATTCACGGAATGTGGAATTGGAACGCAACGCAACTGACGCGAAGGTTGCACGCCACCGAAAAAACACGGTGTTGCCAAATTTTCCTTGCCGCTACGTCGCGAAGCAGACATCCTCTCGAATCGCGCTACACGCGCAAAAAAGGGTGGCGACAACAACAGATGTAAGTGGCGGGGGTAATAATGGGAATGCACAGTTCCCCATCGAAGATGGTGGGTATCCCGACATATTTCATTCACGCGGCAGTCGAAGAAGATGCTGGAGGCGGGAACGTTTTGATCCGCCATTTCCAACGAAGAAATGGTCTGCTGATTCCGCGATACGATGTCGTCATGGCATCGACCGATCTGTTCCTGAACGCGCGCAGGATTTCCGAGTTCGCGCAATCTCTGTTCAACAACGAACAGCTCAGGAGTTGCGGCATGAAGGTTCACTGACCTTCCCCCGCAACAATCTCGATCAACTTCTCAGGTGCAATGCCGGTCCTCTCTTTGATGACCGGCCACTTGCTCTTGCGCGGGAGGTGAACACCACGCTCCCAGCGTGAATAAGTCATCGCGTCCGTATCCAGAAGCCTGGCAGCTTCATCCTGGGTACGCTCGCCGCGCCATTCTTTCAGAGGGTTTGCCATCGTCCGTTCACTATACACAAACCGTTAGTTGCGTCAAGCGACGAAATCGGTTTGCGAGAAGTGACGTAAACACAAAGCGTTAGTAGTGTTTTGGACGATGCCGAGCAAAATTGGACCCAAAAAGCCCTTCAAGCACTTCATAGCGGAGCACCGGCTCAAGGCCGGGCTGACGCAGAAGCAGCTCGCCAGGCGCCTAGATACCACAGAGATGACGGTTTCCCGCTGGGAGACCTACGAG